CCGCTCACCTTCACCGACATGGGTCTCAACCTGTACTGGCTGGTCCTGGGCCGCACCACCCAGTCCCGCAAATCGACGGCCTTGCGCCTGGCCCGCGGCGTCCTGGTCGACGTCGCCGAAGAGTGCGGCGTCGACAGCAGCGGCTACGAGGCCCCCGAGGATGCCACCGCCGAAGCCCTCCAGGAATGGTTGGGCGACCTGCCTCGCCTGTCCACGCTGCTCAGCGTCGACGAGGTCCAGGACACCTTCGCCGCCGCCTCGCGCAAGGGCTCCTACATGGCCGGATTCATCCCCATGCTCACCAAGATCTACGATGGCAGGGTCCCCGCCATCCTGCGCAAGACCGGGGGCCTGGCCCGCAAGGGCGGTGTCGACCACCAGATGTCGTTCTACGGCACCGGAATCTTCGACCTCACCGCACGCTACCTGACCATGGAACGCATCATCTCCGGCTTCGTGCCCCGGTGCCTGGTCGTCGTCGACTCCCGTGAGGGCTTCGAACCCGGGGCGAACGACGTCGCGTGGCGCACAGGCGAGCGGGCCCGTGTCGACCAGGTGCGCGACATGCTCATCCACCACCTGACCTCCGTGGTCAAGCACTGGGACAAGGGCTTCCAGGCCGCCGTGCCCGTCTCGGGGCCCTTCGACGACCTGCGCGTGCCCCTCAAGTGCGAGCAGGACGCCCTGGAGCGGTGGAAGTGCTTCGCCTACGACGTCACGTTCCTGGCCGCCAACCACCCGCTCAACGCCGTGGCCCTGTTCCCCACCTGCGAGCGGCTGTCGTTCTCCGCCCTGCGGGTGGCTGCCCTGCTGGCCATGACGGAGATGAAGGACACCATCGAGCTGCGCCACGTCGTCAAGGCGATCGACCTGGCCGGAACGTGGGCGCGGTGCGCCGAGGCCCTGGTCAACCAGGTTGACTCCAACGGGTTCTCCCGCATGGTGTCCGACGTCGAGCAGTGGGTCGCCTCCCAGCCGGGCCATCGGGTGTCGTACGCGGCCCTGGTCACCAAGTTCCAGAACAAGTTCGACGGCCCCGAAGCGCTCACCCGGGTCCTCATGCACTGCCAGAAGAAGGGAACCCTGCGAGACATTCTGCCCAATCCCGAACGCCCCGGCGACCGGGAGGTCATCTACGTCGCCCGGACCGCCGTCGACGCATAACCATCAACCGAGAAGAGAGAGAACCATGACCATTCGAACCACCTACTCACCGCACCCCCTCCTGGGGGCGCTGCTCAACCACCGCTTCGGCGACTGGCGCATCACGTCCCTCGACCCGGCGGGGTGGACCGTCGCCAGGGGCGCCGTGTTCAACATCGAGTGCCTTTACTGCAAGCGGCGCAGCCAGGGGTCCGCCGAGGGTCTGCTCAGGGGAGCCCGCTGCGGGTGCCCCGGGAGCGTGCGTCGCAGTGTCATCGCCAACGGCGACGAGGACACCGCCGCCACCCTGCGCAGGCGTGTGTACGGGCGCGTGCGCGACTGGAAGCTCCAGGGCGGTCATGCCTGGACCTCCAACAACGACGCCGTCGACTGGGTCCTGAAGAACATGAATCTGCCGCCGCTGGAGGAGTTCAGCCAGTGGCTCTTCAGTCGTCCCGACGCCAACAGGCAGTGGGCCCCCGACAATATCGAGCTGCTGCCCAAGACCCTGGTTCGCAAGAACTGCGGGCGTGCTCGTATCGCCGCCATGGAGAGGGCGATGGAGGAGCAGATCGCCAAGAGGATGAAGCAGGAGGCCGACGGTGAGTGACTTCTGGGCCGCCAAGCCCGTGTTCCTGATGCCCGACCCCCGCGACCTGACGGAAGAGCAGATCGGGGTGCTGTGCGACATCAAGTCGGCTATCGGGCGTTCGATCGACCTGGCCGGAACCAACTGGCCTCTGGACCCCCGGCGCCCGGCCATCGGCCTGTTCGGTGTCGAGGGGCCCTGGACAGCGCCCGCCGACGGCGGCTTCGACGAGATCTGGCCGCTGGTCCTCCAGGGCCGTTGGACGGTGACTGCCTCGGAGAAGGGCGGGGCGCCGTGGATGACGCAGGACGTCCTGTGGCTCGACATCGAGACCTACTCGCCCGTTGACCTGGCAAAAGCCGGGGTGTATAAGTATACGGAACACCCGAACTGGCGGATCCTCATGTGCTCCTGGGCCCTCAATGACGGCGAGGTGCGCCGAGCCGAAGGGCATGAGGCGATCCAGGCGATCCCCGGCCTGTTCGACAAGAAGGTCCTCAAGGTCGCCCACAACGCTTCCTTCGAGCGCGTCAACCTGTCGAGGCTCAAGAGTCGAGGACGGGGGAAGTTCCTGCCCCCTGAGCAGTTCTTCGACACCGCCGCCCTCGCACGGGCGTGGGGGCTGCCCGCCTCCCTGAAGGACTTCGCCATCTCCGTCGGCGCCGAGGAGAAGGACGAGGCCGGAACCCGGCTCATCAACCTGTTCTCCAAGCCGAACCGCAAGGGCGAGAGGGTGACCGCGGAGGAGAAGCCCGACGACTGGGCCGCGTTCGGCGCCTACTGCGACCAGGACGTGGAAACCATGCGTCAGGCCGCCAAAATGCTCGGACGCGGCTTCCCCCGAAATGAGCGCGCCGTCTACGAGGTGGACCAGCGGATCAACGACCGGGGGGTTCGTGTCGACACCGCGCTGGCCGAGGCCGCCGAGCGCTGCTTCAAGGACAACCGAGCAGAGGCGCTGAAGGAGATCGAGAGGATCGCCGGCGTCGACAACGGCAACTCGGTGGCCCAGCTGAGGGCGTGGCTGAAGAAGCGGGGTGTCGACACCGAGGACCTGCGCAAGGACACGGTCAAGGACCTGCTGGAAGGCGAAATCCCCGACGACGTCCGCAGGGTGCTCACGCTGCGTCAGGAGTGCGCGGTGTCGGCCGCCGCGAAGTTCACCGCCGCCATCCGGGCCACGAACGACGACGGCCGCCTGCGGGGCACGATGCAGTACTTCGGCGCGTCGACGGGCCGGTTCGCCGGTCGGCTCATCCAGTTCCAGAACCTCGCCCGCGACGGATTCAAGGCCGAGGGCGGGGGCTACGACACCGGCGCTGAGGAGGTCGCGGTGGGGCGGTTGCTGGAGGGCGGCTCGGTTCCCTCCCCGGAGCTGAAGAAGCTGATCCGCCCGCTGCTCATGGGCCCGTTCGTCGTGTGCGACTACTCGTCGATCGAGGCCCGGGTCATGGCATGGCTCGCCAATGAGCAGTGGATGATTGACGCTTTTCGCAACGACGAGGACATTTACGTTGCCACTGCTGCTAAACTTGGGGGACCTGAAAAGGGCTTCGATCGGCAGCATGGCAAGGTTGCGAGCCTCGCGTTGCAATTCAAAGGCGGTATTGGGGCAATGATCGCTATGGGCGGCCGGAATATCCTCCCCAAGAATACACCTGAAAATATTCTTCGCAAACGACTGCAAGAGATCGTGAACATCTGGAGGGCCCAGTCCCCCGCCGTCCGGCGCTTCTGGTCGCAGCTGGAGCGCATCATCAACACCGGCGGGGCTGTCGACACCGGCCTGGTCAGCATCGAGGTCAAGGGGCAGGACCGCTACGTGTGGCTGCCCTCCAAGAGGCCCATCGTCTACCGGGGCCTCACCCGTCGCTGGAAGCAGCCCCTCGACGTCGACGGCACCCCCCTGGGCCCCGCCCGCCTCATACCCCACGTCCTCAACACGGGGGGTGACCGGGCCCGGGTCCCCTACAAGCCCCTGCACGGCGGCATCATCACCGAGAACATCGTGCAGGCGGTAGCCCGCGACATCCTCGTCCAAGCGCTTCGCGCTTTGGAAGAGGCCGGGTGGCCCGTCGTCACCCACATCCACGATGAGGTCGTCTGCGAAATCCCTGAGAATAGGCGAGGTCTCGAAGAGACCGAGCTTATTACCGAAGTGTCCGAGATCATGTGCCGTCCGCCCTCCTGGGCCGACGACGATCTCGTGATCAAGGCCGCCGGCTACACCTGCCAGCGGTACCACAAGGAATGACAAGAAAGAGAGGAACCATGTCCGACGACATGATCAACCACCCGCCCCACTACAAGCTCGGCGACCGCGAGGTCATCGGGATCACCGAACACCTGGACTTCCTGTCCGGCAACGTCGTCAAGTACGTGTGCCGGGCCGGACGCAAGAAGGGCGCGCCCACCACTGACGATCTGCTCAAGGCCCTGTGGTACCTCAAGCGCAAGATCCGCACCACCGTGAACACGTCGTCCATGCCCCTCGTGGCCGACATCGACCTCGTCGTCGACGCGCACCTCGTGCTCCGCAACATCGGAGTGGACCTGGCGGACGTCAGCGCCCACAAGGACCTGCTGTTCGTCGAGGGGAACCAGCTGCACTACTCGATCCCGCATGAGGACGACGACGGCGACATCCGCTGGTACGAGCCGCGTACCACGCCGTGGCCCTCACCCGCCCGCCTGAACCTGATGCGGGCCCAGTACGGCCTGTCCCTGCTCGACGACGCTCGTGTCGGGGCCGTCGACGCCATCCGCCGCCTGGCTGCACAGGTCGAGGCCGAGAACAACAAGAAGGAGAGCACCGATGAGTGACATCGACCCGGCCGTGGCGCGCGCCGTCGACGAGATCGACTACGTGGGCTGCAACACCGTCAACCCCTACAACTACCTGGCTGAGATCATGTTCCTGACCTCGGCCGCCTGGAGCAGTGGGGCCAAGCGCTTCACCCTGTCCGCCATCGCCGCCCGCGCCGCCCTGTGGGTCGCCTACCTCGACGAGAAGACCGACGGCTCCTCCCTGCACGGCCTGAGGCGGCGTCGGGGTCGGGCGCGTCGCGTCCTGGAGAACGAGGTCGTCGCCGAGTACCAGCGCGCCTACGACAAGCACCACGGCCGCACCCCCTTCAACCCGGAGGTGACCGAGCAGATGAAGTTCGTGATCCTGGCCGAGGAGGTCGGCGAGGTCGCCCGCGCCCTGACGCCTGACGCCGACACTCCCGTCGGCCATGCGTCCCCGCTGCGCGACGAGCTCGTCCAGGTGGCGGCCATGGCCCTGGCCTGGTGCGCCCGCATCGTCGTCGACACCGAGCGGAGGAACAACCCGTGAGCCGCGGCGGCAAGGTTGCGATCCGCATCGAGATGCACCCCAACGGCGTACACATTATCGACAACGTCGGCGGGCAGGCCCTGTGGGGCGGCGTCAACGAGTTCGACGTCATCTGGTCCCCAGCCCCCTTCGACCCCCGGGCCGAACCGGAGCGGGTCCGGCGCTCCCGGGCCTGCGGCGTGGCCGCCATGCTTCGGGCCCTGACCCGGGTGTGGTTCGACAAGGGCGACATCCCCGTCCTGGCGTGGCACCGGGGCAAGGAGGGCTGCGACCCCGCCCGGGCGAGCGTGTGCCGGGCTGTCGCCTCGCACGCCAGGGGCTCGGGGCGCTGGCGCAAGGCCGAACCGAAGGACCTGCGCGGCGAGGACGCGGTGGTGATCGAGGCATGAGCGCCGGAGGATGGTTCGGCTACTGGCTCCTGACTCTGCCGCTGCTCGTGTTCAGCGCCGGGTACATGTTCGCCGAGGACGGCCACGCGACGGGCTTCTCCAAGTGGTGGTTCAGGGTCATCGCCTGCATGTCGGCGTTCCTCGTCGGGTTCGGTCTGCTTGCGGCGGTGAGGGGCTGGTGAAGGGCGCGTCCACGATCTTCACCTACGACCCGGGGGTGTCGACCGGGTGGGTCCTGGGGGTGGTTGACGGCGACGACGTGGAGATCGTCGAGTACGACCAGTTCACCTCCCCGAGCCACACCGACACGGCGTTCACGCTCAAGGGCGCCATCTGGTGCTACAAGCCGGATGTCGTCGTCGGCGAGCGCTTCGACCTGCGCCCGCACAACCAGTTCCTCGCAGACCTCACCCCGGTGAAGGTCAACGCGATCATGGACTACATCTACGACAAGCGCCCGATCGTCTACCAGACGCCGACGCAGGCCAAGACCCTGGTTCGTGACGCCACGCTGAAGGCGTTGGGGTTCTGGCCGACCGGCCGTTCCGTGGACCAGCCCGACGCCGACGACGTGCGTGACGCCGCACGCCACCTCTACCACTACTGCGCCATGACTCTTCGCCTGAAGGGTCTGCTGGAGCGCATGGCGAGGTAGCAGACGGCAGGCCCGCCCTCTTCCTTCGGGGAGGGGGCGGGCTTTTTCGCGTTCCGGTTCAGCCGTTCTTGCGGCGCCGTTGCAAGCGCTCGACCTCGACCCGCAGATCATGGACCTCGATGCGCAGGCGGTTGTTCTCCTCCTGGTACTGGGCGATGATCGTGTCCTTCGTGTTCAGGGCCGCCTGGAGACTCTCCAAACCGAAGCGAGAGCGGGCCATCTCCGCCTCCCCGACACCCCGCTTGCGGTCGGAGTTGACCTTGACCCAGGAGCCCCAGGCGGCCAGGGCGGAGGTGATGAGGGCGATGACGGACCCCACCGTGGTGAGCAGGGGCGTCAAGCGATCACCCCCTGTCTGTACCGTTACCGTTGCGATCGCGTAGCGCGGTGAGGATTATGGCGCGGTGTCGCAACCACCGTAGCCAGTTCATCCTAGCGGACAGAAGGAACACGACGGACAGGAGCAGGGCGGAGCGGGCCCCGAAACCGTGGGCTGATATGACGAGGATCCAGGAGGCCGACGCGCACCCCAGAACGAGGGGCAGGATGACCATCTCCGCCTGCGAGCGCCCGGTCAGGCAAGCGAGTGCGCAGCCGCCGGCTGTCGCGGCCAGGACCATGTGGACGGCGAGGTTGTACCAGATGGCGGCGTCGGGCGTGTAGGGCATGAGCCCGGCCTCGCGGATGGAGAACAGCGACAGGGCCAGGTAGCCGACGGCGCGCAGGCCCCGGTCGAGGGTGTTGGCCCAGGGCGGGTGCGGAATGTACATGAGGCTCACGCCTCCCAACCCTTGATGGAGTAGTTGAGACGGATGAGGTTGCCGGGTTTGGCGCCCTTGGCGACGTAGGGCACGCGGACGATCTGGCCCTCGTTGTTCTTGACCTTGTCCCAGCCGAACCCCGCGGAGCAGATGAGCCCGCCGAACGCGGCGCCGTCGCCGTTGGTGATGAGCGTGGTGGCGATGCCGACGTACTTGCGGGCCAGGGGCATGTGGCCCGTGTACTTGTTGTCGATGGGGGCGGGCACCCTGATGATGGCCGTGCCGACCTCTTCGCGGAACCGGCTGGCCTCTCCGCGCCGCCCGGCGAGGATGGCGTTGGTGATGGGGGTGGCGGGAGTGGCGACCTCGGATCCGGCGACGAGCCAGGAGGTGATGTTGGATCCGTCGGCCTTCCAGTTGGCGCCGTCCCAGGCGATGATCTGCCCGTTGGAGGTCAGGTAGACGAGAATGGGGTCGGTGGCGGTGGGAGTGATCCCGGCGGCGATGAGGGTGTCGCGCAGGGCGTTGGCGGCGGCCGCGTTGTTGGCCTTGTAGACGGACGACTGCCTCAGCTTGGTGATGACCCCCGACACCGAGGAGACGCCGAGGTTGAGCAGGGTGGGCCAGTCCGCGGCGGTGTCGTCCGCGGAGTACGTGTAGATTCCGTTGCGATCCGTTCCGGTCATGGGGTTTTTCCTTCCTCTTGTTTCAAGCGGGCAGGATCAGGATGGAGGTGAAAGCCGTCTCCCAGCGGGTGAAGGCACCGTTGTTCGCACCCTTGAAGGCCATCTTCGTCCAGATGTCGACATTGCCCGAAGTGGGCAGGTCGGTAGCCATACCAATGAAAACCGGACTATCAGACGCCCATCCGTCCGTGTTGTACAGGAAGCCGGAAGTGGCCCAGACCCCGGAGTTCCTGCTGCGCCGAATCGAGAGTTCCCGCCACACAGGGCGCTGAGCGCCGGTCTCGTATTGGAACTGGGCGATGATCACGGCGCGCCCCGACGGGGGAGAGGGTATCTCCCAGGCCCAGGCGGCTGTCCCGTCAGAGGCGGAATTCACCTTGGGGCTGAACCGCAGAACCTTGTACTGCGCTCCGAAGATGATCGACGATACGTCGGTGAGTCTGGCGGTGGGCCCCTCCAGAATGGTTCTCTTGTTCGGGTTGTACAGGGCCAGGCCATTCGTCAGGGAGGGGTGCAGCTGGGCGTACACCGTGTCCCCCCTCCACACCCGCACACCATCGTTGGCGGTGAGTTCGACGCGATCGCCAGTCCCGTTCGTCGTGGTGGCGATGTTGGCCCCGAGGATGTTGGCACCGGCGATCAGGCCGCCTCGGATGGTGCCGCCCTCGATGAGCTTGCCGCGCAGTGTGTTGGCGTCGACGCGGTCCCCGGACAGGGTGCCGAACTTGATGTCGTTCGCGTTCAGGCTCCCGATGACCCCGGAGTCCGCGGTGATTGTTCCGGCGACCAGCATGGCGGCCGTGATGGACCGGGCGGCGATACGGTCCGCCCCGATGAATCCCGAGGTGATCACACCGGCGTCAAGGCCCTGCACGTGCGCGGTCCTGATAGCCCCGTTGGCGATCATCGACCCCTCGACCGGATTCCTGGCCACGGCCCCGGAGGACTGCGCTTGCTTCCACACGCCCTCAACCATGCTGTTCGACATGGAGCCGGTGAGATCCGCGGCGGACACCCCCGCCTCGATGAAGTCCTCGACACCAGCCCGGAAACGGTACATCCGGTAGTTGTCGTCCGTGTCGTACCACAGGTCCCCGTCGTTGCGCCCGTTGAGCGATGGCTTGTTAGCCTGGTAGAAGATCGTGTTCTTCCCGTCGGCGGACTTCTGGGCGCGCTCGGCGGCGAGCTTGGCGGCCGTGGCCATGTCTTCCACGGCCTGCGCCTTGTCCAGGGCCTCCTTCGCCTTCTTCTGCGCCTCGGCGGCGGCCTGGGCGGCGGCGGCCGCGTCATCGCCCTTAACGGCCACCCAGGCGTTAGCCGTGCCGTCGAAGACGTAGAGCTTCGTCGTGCCGCCGGCGGTCGACACCCACAGGTTCCCGGGCTTGCGGTCGGCGCCGGTGGGCTCCGTGTCGGAGATGATGACGTCCTTCGCGTTGGCGGAGAACTTCTTCAGGTCCGTCTTGGCCTGCTCCAGGTCCGCCTTCGTCTGTTCGTAGGAGGCGGATAGGGTGTCGACGCGCCCCTTCAGGGCCTTGGCGGCCTCCAGGTCCCCCTTGGCGGCGGCGGCCAGGTGCTTGTAGTCGACGGCCCCCTCACCCAGGGTGTCCGTGCCCCAGCGCTGCTGCACCCACTTGCCGTCGGCGTCGTCGTCGATACCCGGAGGGGACCAGCGCCACACCTCCTTGACGCGATCTCTGTCGACACCCCCACCGGGGGACAGCTCGCACACGTACCAGGTGGCGTTCTGATTGACGGGCACGTCGGGGTTCTCGACGCCCGGCCCGGGGGACACGGGCGGGGCCTCGTGCCAGGAGACGGCGTCGTCGGCCATGGCGTTGGCCGCCTGCGACAGGGCGGCCAGGTCCTCCATGCGGTTCTCCATGCCGTCGATGGATCCGATGGCCGCCCCGAAGCGCCCCATGACGCGCCTGGTCTCGGCGGCGGAGGACGTGCCCCGCTCCTCCAGGAGGCTGACCCGCTTCTCGACGGCGGCCCTCCACTCCTGGGCCTGGGGCGACAGGTTGGAGGCGGGGAAGATGGAGGCCGAGTAGGCCATCACAGAACTCCTTCCGTCGACAGGTCCCGCAGCGTACGCCCCGCCAATGGCAGATCCGACACGTGCGGGTACTTGCGATTGTAGTCGGCCAGCAGGGGGTGGCTGGTGGCCTGGAGCGACACCCCCGTCTCGTCCGTGGTCGTGGACGAGATCCGCCACCAGTGGTTCTTATAGTGGAACCGGGCGCCGACGAGAGCCCCGAGGGTCTGCCCGCCGGGGGGCGGGGCGCCCTTCCGTTGCAGCGTCAGCGTGGATCCGACCCGGGTGTCGGCCGCGGCCTGCGCCGCCGCCCAGCCCTTGCCGGGGGTGTCGATGGCGGGGTTGTCGATCGTGGCGACGTCGTCGGTCCCCTTGGCCCCGGTGGCCAGGCTGAGGGTCTCTATGTCGACGCGGGCCCCGCCCTGACCGAAGAGGTACAGGGCCGGGTGGTCCACCTTGCCGTCGGACTCGCAGATCCGGTAGGGGGCCAGGTGCTCGTAGACCATGCCGGACAGCACGACGGTGACCGAACGGCGATCGTCGTTGAGCTTCACGGTGAGCCCGCCGCCCATGTCGTTCCACTGGGCGGGCATGATCGGCTTGTTGTCCTTGCCGACGACGACGTAGAGGCCAGAACCCATCGCCGTGGTGTCCGGGGACCCGTTCTTGAAGGGGATGCTGGTCGTCGGGCGGGGCTGGCTGATGGAGGAGATCTCGGCGCCCAGGCGCAGGGTGGTGACGGTGCGCTCCCCGGAGCCGACGGACAGGACGGTGTCCCCTTCGTCGCCGTAGGTGGCGTCCGCCCCGGGGTAGCGGGAGGGCGGTACGGGGTAGACGCAGGAGCGCCCGCTCAGCGGAGTGCGGTGGTAGACGTTAACGCGAACCTCCTTGGACCGCTGCCCGTCCTCCAGGCCGACGGTGGACGACATGGTGCGGTCGACGAGGCGGACGACGCTCGCGGGGCGCGGGGTGATGCGGATGCGGTTGTCGGCCCAGGACAGGTCGAGGGCGTTGGCGGACAGGAACAGGCGCAGCATGGACCACACATTGTCGCGTCCGCCGGGCAGGTTGTAGCGAGCGTCCTTCAAGCGAGTGTCGACGTCGATGGGCGGTGTCGTGGAGATCCGGACGGCCAGGTAGCATCGCTTGATGACGGTGGCCAGGTCGACGCGCACCTCCGGGTTGAGGGTGCCCACCTGGTTGAGGGCCGACAGGCCGGAGCCCCCGGTCAGGGACCAGGAGTCGTCGTCGATGCTGATGTCGGTGATCATCATGTCGGATCGGCCGTGGTCGGTGGACTGGACGATCAGGGTCCTGCCGAGCAGCGGGGTCAGGTCGGCGGGCCTCATGGCCCCGGCACCGGTGACGTTGACGGTGGCGGTGCCCGAAGGTGCTTCACTGCGGTCCAGCGACACGGCGTCCTCGTCGTAAGACCAGCCGGTGACCCCGGTAGGAGCCCCGAAGAATCTCACTGCCACGGCCAGACCTCCCTCAGGGTGACGGTGGCGGAGAACAGCCCGTAGGCGGGGTTGACGCCGGTGACGGCCAAGGATCCGGGTTCGACGCGCATGGTGCCGAATCCCTCCGGGGTGGCGTAGGGCCAGATGTCCGGGGCGGCGGCCCCGCGGGCGGAGAAGGCAGCCCGCACCCAGGTGAGGACCTGGTCGGGGGAGGACGGCGCGGTGACGGCGACTTCGACGATCTTGGGGGCGTCGTCGAGCCCGGGGATGCGAGTGATGGCGGCGGGCGAGACGTTGACGCCGCCGGTGACCTGCACGACACCGGCCGCGGTGAGGGCGCCGGAGGCGACGATGTGCATGTCGGCGCCCGGGGGGATGAGCACGTGCTCGCGGTACACGTGCGGTTTGCCGTCGGTGGCGGCGGTGCCGGTGAACTCCAGGGCCTTGAGGGGGCCGTTGCCGACGTCGACGACACGGGCCAGGACGACGCCGTTGTCGTCGTAGGCGAGCGGGGACAGGGTGTCGGCGTGCAGGTGGGGTCTCCCCAGGAGGGGCGAGAGGATGTTGCCTCCGGAGTTCATGTCGTCGCGGTAGAGGACCTCGTCCTCCCCCGCCCAGGTGAGCATGTCCTGGATGAGCAGCAGCTCGGATCGGGTCAGGTTGGACCACGACAGCTCGATGGTGCGGGCCGCGTACCTGGAGGCGGTGACGGCGGCGCCCCCTCCTACCAGCTGGTCGGCGGAGCCCCACGACACGAGCGTGTGCGAGGCGGGGGCGTCGGGGGCGGGGATCCAGGCGAAGCGCCTGCCCGTCCACAGGGCGGCGACGCCGTGGTGCGAAGACATCAATAGGTCCCCCTTCGCCCGGAGCGGGCGTTGACGTTGTTGACGGCGGCGCCGACCTGGCGGCCGTCGAGGTTGAGGACGGTCGACACGGCCCGGGCGAGCTGGTGGATCTGGTTGGGGTTGATGGTGATCGGTCCCGACGGCGCGGGGGCCTGGTTGACCTTGGCCTCCGGGCGGTACTGCCCGGCGCGGATGGCCTCCATCATGCCCGGCCCGTACTTGTCGACGCTGGTGCGGGGCATGACGTACTCACCGGACTGGACGCCGATGACGCCCCCGGCGCTCGTGATGCCGAGCATGTCGTCGGCGTCCCAGTTGCCGGTGCGCCTGCGCCCGCCGAGCATTCCGCCGCCCCCGGCCCGACCGGGCACGCGACCGCCATGAGCGTAGCAGAAGCCGCCCATCGCACCCAGGGCCCCCAAAGCGGCCCCGGTGCGCACCGCCTGAACGTAGACGTTCATGTACCGGTCCTTGGTGAGGTACCCGATCTGCTTGGCGGCGAGCTCGGTGTTTGCGTTGGCGGTGACCGGGGCGGAGTAACCGGCGCCCCCGTTGGAGGCCATGCGGCTGATCCCGGCACCGGTACGGTCCGAGGTGCCGTTGTCGGACACGTCGACGTCGACGACGCGGGGCACGGCCTGGATCGTCCGGGTGAGGTTGTCGAACGCCCCGGACAGGGTGGTCACCTCGCCCTGGTTGAAGCCCATCTGCGTGGCCTGGGCGATGAACTCCTGCTTCAGCTGGGCGGCGTAAGCGGTGAGCTGCTCCGTGGACGCCCCGGAGGCGGCGTAGGCGTTGATCATCTCGATCATGGCGGCCTGGAGGGCCTTGAGGGCGGCCCGGTTGTTGATGGCGGCTTCCGTGTACCCCTGGAGGGCGTACATGCCCTCCCGGGTCTTGGCGATCTCCTTGGTCTTCTCCGTGATCGACTTCTGGGTGTCGGAGATTTCCTTGGTGGTCTTGTCGATGTCGACCTGGATGTCGCGCACGCGACTGGTATCGCCGTACTTCCTGGCGATGGACTGGAAGTACTTCTGGTTCGCCAGGTCGTTCTGCTTCTCCGACAGGGTGTTGTTGAGGTCCCAGATGTCGTTGGTGAGGTCCTCGATGGACTTCTTGGCGTCCTCGATGGTCTTGCGCATCGAGTTGAGCTGCGCGTGGTACTTGTCCTGGGCGTCCTGGTTCTGCCAGAACCGGTTCAGGGCGTTGTTCATCGCCTTGTCGAGGCGCGACAGGAAGTCCTCGAAAATCTCCTCCGGGGTCTTCTCCTTGCGGCCCCGCGACGAGGAGGACCGGGGTGTGCGGTCGCGGTCCCCTCCGCCGCCACCGCCCCTGGGGCTGCGGCCTCCACCGCCGCCACCGCCCCCGCGCGAGGACGTCTCCTTGGGGGTGAACTGGTAGCGCTGCTTGTTGCCCTGGAACATGGTGTTCGCCAGGCCGCGGACCGAGCCGCCGCCCCCGAACCCCCCGGCGCCGACCCCCGCCGTGATCTGCTTGGTGGTCAAACCGCCCTTCGACCCGAGAACGTTCTTATTGAGCCGCTTCCCGCCGGTGTTAAGCCCGCCCCCGGGCCGCGAGGAGGTGCGGATGCCGACACCCGCGAGGATCTGCTGGATGAGGGCGGCGGCGTTGTTGGCATTGGTGACCGCGTCCTGAAGACCGGCGTTCAGGGCGCTCATGTCGACGGTGGGCCCGGAGATGGTCTGGTCGAGGGAGGAGACGACGTTCGACATCTGCGCCTCGACCCACGTGGTGTCAATGCCCTGGGCCTTGAGGTCGTCGATGGCGGCCTGCACGTAGGAGGCGATGTACTCCTGCGCCTCGACGCCGCTCATGCCCATCTCCTCGGCCATGCGACCGGCGTACTGGGCGGTGGCCTTCAGGTAGTTCTGGAGGGCCTCCAGGTTGGACCGCCCGGCCTCGGTGAACGTCTCGAAGGAGTTGCCGTTGTCGTGCAGGCTCTGGTTGAGGTCGTCGAGGGCGGAGTACATGTTCGCCTCGGCGTTGGTGAACTGGAAGGCGGCGTCGACGATGGCGTCGAGGGACTGGAGGTACTCGTCCCACGCCTGCCCGGCGGTCTTGGCCTCCTCGGAGGCGTCGGCGGTGGCGTCGGCCAGGTTGCCCTGGGCGTCGGCGGCGTCCTGGGTGTCGCCGGTGAGCCCCTGGGTGACGTCGCTGAGCGCCTGCTGCGACGACAGCGCCGTGGAAGCCGTGTCGGCGATATCCCCCTGAGCGCCCTTCAGCTTCTGGAGCGCCTCGATCTGCGACTCGATCTGAGCCACCTGCGCCTCAGCGTCGGAGTTCGTCCACCATCCCGGATTCCCCCCGATGAGTCGGCCGAAGGACCCGAGGGGCGAAGAGTCCTGCTTGAAGAACTTCTTCTCCAGTTCGTTCCCTTTGGCGGTGAGTTCGTCGATGAGCGTGTCGATGTACGAGTCGATCCCCGCCTTGCCCTCTTCAGCCTGGATTCGCGCCCACTCCTTCCAGTCGAAACCCGCGTCCTTAAGCCATTGGAAGTCGTAGTTGGTGAACTCCTTGAATGCGTCGGAGTTGGCCAGGGCGTCCTTGAACAGCGCCGCGGTGTGCTCGCCGATGGCCAGAGTGGAGTAGCCCATGGCGGCCGCCTGGTCCTTGGTGGCCTGGACGAGGTTCCCGGAGGCGTCGATCCAGTAGTACATGGCATCAGCGCCCTTGCGCGTGGCTTCTGCGGATCCGTCCACGGCGACCGTCATGCCGGTGTAGGCGTTGGTGTTTCCGGCAGCGGCATCCCGAGAGTCCTGAAGCAGGGCCTTGGTGAACTGGTCGGCCCCACCCAGAGCGGTCAACTGCGCCTGCTGCACCTCGCGGGCCTTATCCGCAGCCCGCTGCTCCGCGTTGGCCCACTCGTCGTAGAGCTGGATGGCGATGGGGATGACGGTGGCGGCGATGCCGATCCACCCCATGGGACCGATGGAGGCGATCCCGCTCATGACGCCCTTGAGGCCGCCCATGGCCTTGGCGAGCAGGCCGGTCTGCGCGGCGCTGGAGGCGGCGGCCGTCCCGACGCTCACGAGATCCTTCCCCGCCTCCCCGGCGGCCTCGCCGACCGCCTTGATGGCGTCGGCGTTCTTCCTCGCAGCTGCGCCCGCAGCGGCCAGGCCCCCGAGCGAGGTGGCAGCCCGATCGGAGCGCTCTAGGGCGGTGCGCGTCTTCATCAGGCCGATGTTCTCGTACAGGGCCGTGTTGGCCTGCTTGATGAGCTTGTAGATGTTCGACCAGGTCATCTGTCCCGACAGGCCCGCCTGCACCATGTTCGTCTTCATCGACACGTAGGATGCGGCGACGTTGAGGACGAGGGCCTGGAGGACCTTGGAGATGGCGACGAGCGAGCCGAAGATGACCAGGCCGGAGGAGGCGGCTAGGAAGACGCGCCCGAAGGCGTTGTCGCCTATGTGCGCCAGGGCGTTCTGGATGACGATGAGACCATCGAGGATCTTCTTGACGACGCTGAGGAACGGGCCCCCCAGTGACGCGCCCAGGTTGGCCAGCGAGTTCTTCCAGCGCGCGATGGTCTCGGTGAGGGTGGCGTTGAGGGTTTCCAGGCTGCTGTCGAGGAACTCGGTGTTGCGGGCCGCTTCGGCGGAGTTGCGGAAGGACTCGTTGACGAGGTCGATGTTCAGGCTGAGGCGCTGGAGCAGCTGGATGTCGCGAGTGTTCTTGAACCCCAGGTTCTTGATGACGGTCCAGCGCTCGACGGAGTCGGTGACGTTGTTGAGGGAGGTGAGCAGGTTATTGAAGAACGTGGAGGGGTCGGTGCGCCACAGATTCTCCGCCTCCGCCGTGGTCATGCCGAGCACGGTGGCGAACTTGTCCATGCCCTCACCGGCTTCGGCGACGGCGTCGTTGATGGACCCGAAGATGCGCTGGAGGGAGCCGCGCGCCCACTCCTGCTTGATGCCGAGGCTGGACAGGGCGGTGGCGTAGGCGAGGATGGCGTCCTGACCGATTCCGGCGCTCGCGGCGGAGGCGGCGATCGAGTTGGCCATGGTGAGGATCTCGGACTCGGTGGCCACGGACTTGGCTCCGAGCTCGGCGACCTGCGAGGCGAAGTTCATGTACCGCTCACCGCTGTGGTCGGCTTCGACACCGGCATTGTCCACCATCTCGAAGAAGCGGCCGAAGGCCTCGGTGGCACTGTCGATGTTGGTGCCGGTGATGGTGGTGAACCCGGCGACGGCGTGGGTGAAGTCGCCGAGCTTGTCGGCACTGATTCCCATCTGGGCGCCGAGCGAGCCGATCTGCGACAGGTCCTCGTAGGTGGTGGAGATCTGCGTGGACAGGTCCTTGTAGGTGTTCGACAGGAGCCGCATCTCGGCGGACTGGGCGGACATCTGGGTGGTGCGGGCGACGTCGGCGAACGCGCGCTCCTGGCTGGCGGCGGCGGCCACGGAGGCGACGGACAGGGAGGTGAACCCGGCGGCGAGCAGCGACAGGTAGTTGCGAAGGTCCTGGGCGGCGAAGCGGGTGGATTCCAGGGCGCCGATGTACCGATTGTTGGCGTCGATGGCGGAGTTGATGTCGGCGATCTGGGTGGCCCGGAAGGCCTGCGACCGTCCGGAGATCTCGGCGGCGTCCCGTTCGGCTTCGGCCAGGCGCCTGGTCTCGTCGGCCTCGCGCTTCTTGATGTCGGCGATGTCCCGGCTGATTCCGGCGCTGATGGCCCGCTTCTCCTCGGCGGCGGCCGCCTTGCCGATGGCGTCGACAAGCTCCTTGTAGGCGTCGGTCTCCTCGCGCACGGCCCGGGTGACGTCCGACCCGGTGGCGGAGGGGGAGAGCTGGTCGAACTTGGCGACACGGGCCCTGTACTGGTACCGGTCGATGGCGGCCTGGCGCTCGCGGTCGGTGGCGGCGGTCCCCTGGGGGGCCTTGGCGGCGACCACGGCCTGGTTGGTCTTGGCCAGGGAGGCCTGGAGCTCCCTGTTGGCGCGGGCGAAGTCGCGGGTCACGTTGGCCAGGCGCGCGTACATGTCGATCTGCGACTTGACCTTGTCCAGCTGGGGGCTGCCGAGGTAGTCGGTGGTCCGGGTGGCCTTGGCCATGGCCTTGACGGCCTCGGAGATGTTCTTGGCGGTCTTGGAGAAGTCGACGCCGTCGAGCTCCTTGCGAACGGCGGTGAGTTCGCGGGTGACCTTGATGAGACCCTTGTATGCCTCGATCTGCTTCATCATGGTGCGGTACTCCGCACCTCCGCGTCCGGAGACGGCGTTCTGGAGGACGGCGGCCTTGGCGCCCTGGGTGGCCCTGGCCATGGCGCGGGTGGCTTCGGCGATGCGCCCGGCGGCGGCCGTGAACTCGTTGGCGCCCTTGGTGGCGCCGGAGGCGTCGACACTGATCTTGAATCCGAGGTCGTCGACACCGGCCATGGCTGCTCCTCCGATCAGTTCGTTCGCCCGCGAAACATTCTACAGTCCCCGCATCGCCTCCCACGGCGGGGGCAGGGGGTCCTGGCGTCCAATTGCCTCGTACTTCAGGCCCACGGGACGCACGATCTTGGTGATGCCGGGCTTGCGGCCGCCCTTCTTCCCTTCCTGGTTCTCCTCCTGCTCCAAGTGCTGGCAGGCGTAGCAGACCATGTCCTCGGTTTCGAAGTCGATGCGCCCGTCGGTGGATCGGCCGTACCAGGCGGGCACCCCGCAGCGCTGGCACATGGACTGCTTGTAGAAGGCGTAGCCGAGCTCCAGGGCGATATCGAGGGGCGTGCGGTAATCCTGGGGCAGGTACTCGGGCACGAATCCACCGGCGATCTCGTCCCACCGGGGCACGGTGCGCCCGTAGGCGCCCCAGCCGCCGAGGTACAGGGTGGGGGGCAGGTGGTTGTCGACGGCGGTGGAGATCGCCAGGAGGAAGCGCTGGTTACTCGGCGTCGTCAGACACGGCCCAATGAAACGTGGGGTCAGCCATCACCTGCCGCATGGCGTCGAGGGCGGCCTGGGCCTCCAGGAAGGTCTCGGTCAGGCGGTCCCACTCGGTGGCGGGCAGGGTCTCGTGCAGCTTCCTGGCGTCGTCGAGGCTGAGCCCCTTGCGCTTCTTCCCGCGGTACTCGACGGCGGTGACGGAGTGCGACAGGAAGTACTCGTTGAGCACGCCCTGCCTCTCCCGGCGGAACTCGTTGGCGGCCTCCTCGTTCTGGTTCCGGGGGGCCTTGACCTTGTTGACGACGACGTTGCGGATGACGTCCATCTCCTTGGATGCCAGCGCCCGCAGGTGGAAGGTCATGGCGCCCTCGTCGAGGGCGGCGATGGCCTCCTTGAGCTCGCGCTCCAGGCGGACGGTGGGGGCCTCCTCGGCGATCGACAGGACCTGCTCGACACCGTCCTTGGCGTCGGCGCGGGCCTCCAGGAGGGCTCCATTGAGCCGGAAGGCCTCGTCGGCGGCGGTGGCGTCGAGGTAGATCTTGACGGTCTTGGTAGCCTGGCGGACCCCGTCGAGGGCGGCTTCGAGGTCGAAGCCCTCGTCCTCGTTCTTCTTCT